ACCTGGCCAACTATACTCTCACTTATAAAATCGTTATAGGATTTCATTATTTCTTGATAGCTTTATGTGCCTTCTTAATAGAACTAGCGCACTTCTCTTCTAATATAGAAGGATCCACTACCTCTTCTTCTTTCTTAGAAAATACAACAGGACTCTTTACATTGAATCCTTCCTTAACATCTTCCCCTTTCTCATACCACTTACCGTCACCATCACTGTCCTGCCACTTCTCATCTTTGTTCTTAGTGGTATCTTTCTTTTTCTTATCCTTCTTGTCATCATCTTTATCATCTTCTTTCTTATCTTCCTTCTTCTCATCATCCTCTTTCTTCTCTTCAAGAGGAGATACTTGATACTTAATTCCTGCCATCTCTCCAAGAGTTGTCAGATTTGCAGCAACCTGATCCCAAAGTCTTGATTCTAATTCTGCATCATCTTCGTGAAGATCTTCTGTTCCTTTCATCTTAGGAAGAGGCATTAGATCCACTGTTTCAATCTCAGTTGGGGTATAGTCCGAATTATAATCCACTACACTTACACCACCTTCTACTTCTTCATTTTGAGATGGATGATGTTGTCCTTTTCCTCTAATCTTATGAGCAGCATCTCCAACAGATCCAGCAGCATCAGCAACCGTCTGAACTTTAGTAGCAACCTTTGCAGCCTTAGCAAGTCCAGCTCCAACTTTAGCTGCTTTACCTGCTGCAAGTGCGCCTTTAGCAGCCATTGCGGCTTTTGCTGCGAGAAGGGAACCAGTCACAACAACTTCATCTAATGGCTCCTCTTCTTTCTTATACATTGAAGAGTATGCATCAACTAAACCTTTATCATCTGTCATGACAGTAAAAACCCTAAGAGAAACTTTTCCTATCCTTATTTATCCCTTTCCAACTTTGTAAGGTTTACATGTATCCCCATATTTAACTCCTGGCCCACTAGAAGGATCCTCTGGTTTCTTCTTAGGTTTACCATCCCAATAAGATCCAGTAGTTATTGGTTTAATAATTGGATCAGCGTTCCACTTCCGAACACTCTGCCCTGGCGTTGCTTTCTGTACATATGTTCTATACTCATCTGTACCTACATCATAAGCCTCTACCAAATCTGTCAACCATGACTTAAACATCATGTGTTCTGGAGTCTGTACTATTACATAGTTTGCACCTCGTCTAGTAATCCTACCCGTTAATCCTGTAGTACTACTCTCAACCAGAGAACCAATCTTAAATACTTCCTCTTTTAAATAAGCAATTCTTAATCCAAATGGATCTAACTTAGGTGCTATCCTCCACAGATCTTCTTTAGCAATCTTTTTACCAGCAGGTTTCTCTGCCTTCACTTCCTTCTTACTGACTCCCATCTGTTTCTGAACCAGATTGAATAACTTCCTCTTCTCCATGTTTCCGATATTCGGAATACCTTTAGCAAATGCTTTGAAGTCATCACTCTGGGCAGCTGCTCTCATCTTAGAAGCAGAGACACCCTCCAATCCTTCTGCGTCTGCATCTCTAGCACCAGCAGAAACAACATTTATCTCCTCAAACTCATAGATGTCACCATTATATTTCTGTGCAAGACTTTGGAACTCAGCAAGTCTATCCTGACCAACTACTATAGTTACTACCCTATACCCTAAGTTATTACATGCTAATAGAACATCAAATATAGTCTTGGCATTTGCATCATCTTTAATGTTCTCCTCATAATCAGGGAACATCTTCTGCATATATTCTATCTTCGCACCAGGCTGTAATGGATTCTTCTTCGGATCTACACTACGACTTGGATATATTCTTAGATCAGCACCCTGTCTACTTGCTTCAGTAGATGCTGCTTGAAGTAATTTCTCGTGTCCTACTGTTGGAGGATTAAATCTACCAAATACAATTACTGCGCCCTCGGACTCGGGCTCTCCCATTATTTCAGCAGTTTGTTGTTGAAGATCCCCAGTCCCAAAAACTTCTCCACTATCTTCGACACTGGATGGTTCTGGTTGGGCTGTTCTTGGGGCCGCTGCAACTTGAGGAGTCGCTTTCGGTTTAGGTGTGGCAGGAGCTGGAGCCGCCTTCTTCTGTGTTGATGGTTCCTCCTCTGCTGCACTTCTACCTCCTGTGTAGTGTAGTTTGCCTTGAATAGTCTTAGCAACAAATTTGCCTTTTGCGTCGTACCATCCTCCATGACCGTCACCCTTCAAACCCTTGAGTTTGGCTTCGGTTGATGCAGCTGTCTTAACAGCTTCGGTTAGAAATTGCCCAAAAGACTTCACAAATTCCTTACGAATACAGAGTTATTTATCAAAGTATTTTACCATGAATGATTTGCTACGTATTGTTCTTTGTACATATTTTTAAAGACTGGTGTAATAACAGCTTGGAACTGAGGTTCTGGAGTTATACTTCCTTTATATCTCATCTCAACTTGGACAATGCTCTTACCACTGACAGTAATCAAATGTACTGTCTTTGCTGGTCCACCCTCAAATGCTGGTTTTGTCCTTGGGTCTCTAATAACAGAAAATGTAGGTTGATAAGTTTTGGTTGGTGTTAATAAATTCTCAAGGACAGAAGTTGTACCTCCTTCAAACAGTTCACCAGCTGGTTCCACTCTAATACTATCACCATCAGCTTGACCCCTACCAGTAATTAAAGTAAATAAAAATTGTGATGCATTGGCCCCTCTTCTTTCTAGAAGTGTTCTCATCATATCAGTCTTAAAAATAATATTCAATAAAGCCGTACACAGAGGTTTAGCCATGGCTGGATCCATAAAAAGACTATCAAAAGCTCTAAAATATTCATTCTTAACATGGGGAGTATTTGGATTTTGTTCTTTCAAAGAATCAGTTAACTGTCCCTGTGGTATTTTCTGTGCCAATTTAACTATTTTATGTCCTCTTATTCTGTTAGCCCCAATATACCATTTAAGACCTAATGGTTTCTCATATAGAAATCTCTCTATGGCTTCCCCTTGCGTTTCATCTCTCCTAATAGGCTTACCTAATGCATCTTTATCTTGAATGAATTTCTTTTTCTGATGTATTCCAAACAAAGACATATATCGTTTCTGTACTTTTGTATCTTTAGCAGACTCAAGATAACCTTCTATTATATCAAAAAAGAATTGAGATCTTGCACGGTAGATGGCTTTAAATTTTTGATGTACTATTGATCCAACATTAATGCCATGGTTTCTTGACCTAACCAACATAGTTACTAAACCATCTGATCCCATTACAGTTTTATTAATAACTGTAGGGTCAGCTGCACTTTTACTTGCACCCTTTTTCTTTAAAGATATTCCAACATATCTCTTCGCCTCCTCTGCCTCAAGTTCAACAATTAAATCAGAGGAATTATAATCCTTCTTCTTCATAAATTTATGATCAGTTATTCTCAATCCCTCCTTCAGTAATATCTCAGGCCATTTACTTCCTGTTTGATATACTGCTTTAACTCTTGACTTTAGTTCCTTTCTAGCCAAAAAACCATTAGCTGCAGAAACTGCTTGAGCATATGCATCCAGTTTACCAATATGAAAAGCAGCAATTTCTTTTGTTTTATGACCTACAACCTTACCTGCATCACTCTTTAATTGTTGAACAGAAGTTTTAGCATTAGTGAAAGTATTATAATCAATTACAGGAACAGCATTAGTACCAGCAGCACCATACTTTAAAATTAATGCGGCTGTCATAACTTCATGAGGATCCTCCTCCTTTCCGCCTCCTTTACCTCCAAACTCATCAGTCTTCTCTAAATCTGATAAATTAAAATATTCACGATCTTTCTTCGCTCTATGTATAGTTCTAAAAGGTTTCTGATCCCCTGAGTTATTTTTAAGGACTTCAACTATTCTATCTAAGTCTTGATCTTGAAAGGCATTCTTTACTTTAATGCCATTAAATCTTAATTCAATATCGTCACCTCCTCTCACCATTTTGAAAGGTAACTTCTTCATAATCTTATGAGTAATCATCCCAAGACGTAACTCTCCAACCCTCGGGCCATTACGAAATACATTAAATATATCTTTCTTTTGTAATTTTGCCATCAGGAATCAATATACCTATAAGGATATTTATGAGTAAATATGTGTTCTCAAATACTCATAGGTTGTAGGGTACTCCAATACCTTCCTGTTCAATTCATTATCTTCCTTTAATATACTATCTCTCAATTGACTGTAATGATTTCTATCTCCTACACTCTGCACAAAGGCAGGAGAGTGTGGACTATATCCATTACCTGCAAGGATATGTGTCAATCCTCCATTGGCCTTCTTGTTTGAAAAATCTCTATCACCTACTCGCATCTCTATAGATCTACCACAACTATGTTCATCCCAAGGATACTCAATAACCTGAGTAACATATCTCCAATACTCAGTATCGGATCTATGGGAGGCAGCATAATGCATGTCAATAAAAGTCTTAGAATTATCTAATTCTGTACAACAAGCATGGTTAAATGCCTGTCTGTCAAATGAATTTGGTGAAAGATTAGTAGAAAGAACTTCAAGTAATCTGAATATATTAGTCACAATAGATGCAAGACCTGTTGCCTCTAATGGTTCAATGAAACCAAAAGAAAGTCCTACCGAAGCAACGTTCTTTACCCATCCCTTCTCATATCTTCCTGTATCAAACCTGACTGATCTATCTGGTTCTACACCATATCTCTCAACGAATTCATCTTGTATCTCTTCCTCTGTACCAAACTTTGAACTATGTACATACCCAACAGATATACCATCCCATAAAGGAATCTCCCAACACCAACCATTCTTCATGGTTACGTTATTAGTATAGTTTTTTAACTGTCTATTCTTATCAGTATAAGGTATCTTAGCAATGATGGCCTTATCGTTTATAAGTGTATCTGAGTATGACTTGTATGGAACACGCATTGTTCTGCCAAGTAATTGTGAATTAAATCCACTACAATCTATGAATAGATCGGCAGGATGATGACTGTTCTCACATACTATCGACTCAACCCACCCATACTTATCTTGTTCTGTACCATAAAACTTATCATCAACAAACTCCACTCCATTCCTTACAGATATATCATAGAAAACTTTTGCTAACTTTTCAGTATCAAAATGATATGCAGTCAACTCTTGGAATTCCCATCCCTCTGTCGAGAATCTATTTAACTCAGCAAACCTAGAATGATACCTATGAAATCTAGAGAATTGATTAAATTTTATTTCATGTGGAAAAAGATTGGCCAGAATGAAGAAGTCATTAACATCATCACCAGTTAGATCACCAAAAGGATAGTAAAAATCCTCATCAGACCATCCCTCAAACTTAATATTAGTCTTATATGTTGCATTACATTTAGGCATCCAGTCCTTATCACTTAGTCTAAGGAACTGAAATATATCATTGATAGCCAGTTGTGTAGATTCTCCTACTCCTATCCTACCGATCTTAGAAGAATATACACATTTTATTTTTACATCTTTGAAATGCTGTGACAGTATAGCAGCTGTTGCAAACCCAGCAGTTCCTCCTCCCAGTATACAAATACTAGAGATCACCTTCTTCTCTATTCTCTGACTTATATATTTCAAATGATCCGCCTGGATATCTCTTCTCTAACTTCTTAACATTAGTTGCAATCACATCATCAAATGAGATTCCTAATGCCTGGGTAGCTTGTGCAACATACCACATAACGTCACCCAACTCAATAATAAGATGCTCTCTGTTTGCGTCGTTCCAAGGCTTACCTTGAAACACCATCTTCTTAACAATCTCAAGAAACTCGCCAGACTCAGCAGCAAGCCCAACGCCAGCAGTGGTAAGACGTTCAATATTGGCACCCTCTCTGTCAAGTTCAACCATACGGTCAGCAAGAGCGACAAAATCTTTAGAACAATCGGATGTGACAGCATCGACGAACTCTTCGTATCTTTTGAAGTCAATAGTCATTAGAAATTTAGTTTAGAAAGTTTACTTTTCTTTGTTTCCTTATCTTCGTTATTATACTCTTCTTCTTGCCCACTGTCAACTATGCCCTCTTGATCACTTTGTTCACAATCATACAACTTCATCTTCGCACGATCAATACCAATAACAAATCTTTTAAAAACAGTGGGATCATTATATCTATTCTTCAATTGCTTGACCATTAATTGATTGGCTCCCTCAAGCTCTTCAGTACTAATAAGAGCAAACATAAGGTCAGCAGTGGCTGGAAGGCCAAATGACTCAGAAGTGTCGGTGAGATCAACGTCACTACTAGCAAACCCAGAACGAGTAGTCTGAGTGGCGGAGACAATGGGGACATTACTTTCGACAGCAAGACCTCGCAATTCCTCAGCAATCGCCTTAATGTAGGAATACGAGTTGACATTAGATCCAGCCCTGTAACGTGATGATGCACATATGTTAAGATAGTCTATGAATATTATATCAGGAGTAAAAGATTTCTTCAACGCAAGTTCATTGAGTAACCCTTTGAAGTGTCCTGAGTGTGCGGCAGCAGTAGGATACTCTTTAATGATAAGATTACCCTGTGTCTTCTCCGCAAGTTTGGTCACCTTAGTTTCAAACATCTGACGAGGAATATCTGTCAGTTGTTGAACAGGTATATTTAATAAATTAGCATCAATTCTCTCCGCAATCTTCTCCTCAGCCATCTCAAGGGTAATGTATAGTACGTTCTTTCCTTGTAGAAGAACTGAACTTGCGACATGACACATAAACAAAGATTTACCAACACCAGTGCCAGCGAGAGCAATGTTAAGTGTCTTGTTCGGAAGGCCACCCTTTGTAATTTTATTGAACAATTCCAAATCAAATTGGATCCGTTCCTCCTTCTTGTGGTAGAAATCGAATCGTTCTCCATAGTCTTCAAGGTAGTCATGACCTACATGATTATCAAAACCTACTGCTAGTGCTTCAGATAATATGGAAGGAATTGAATCAACCCCCTTCTTAATATCATGGCCATCTGCAATAGAAATACTTTCAACTAGTGCCAAGTATATGGCACGTTCCTTACACCACTTCTCTGTAGAATCAACTAACCAATCCTCCTGAACAGGCTCGGATGAGATATCATTTAGATAAGTTGTTACCTCTTTAAAGGTATCATCATTGATATCCTTCCGTTTCTCACATTCAATACTTAATATTTCTTTTGTAGGACACTTATCATATTCAATGATAAACTTAGCGGACTCTTCAAAGATAATCTTCTCATGAGTATTCTCAAAATACTCTGGTTTCAAGAAAGGCAATACCTTTCTAGTATACTCCTCATTTAGAACAAGGTTCCTTATGATAGTATTTTCAATCGTTTCCATCAACTATAATGTAGATAGGTACTCATAATGTATTTTGGTTCCCCGTCCAGAACAGGCAATCCTCTGTGAGGATACTGCCATGTTGGTGGGAATACCAATACTCTACCAGTTTTAGGTTGAATTGTCAATTCATGATAGGGAAACTCGGTTGTTCCTCCAGTAAAATCATCATTAAGATAAACAAGAAAGGCAAGATATCTCTTTGCAGACTGATGATCCTGAACATCACAATGAAGTTCAAACTGATCTTCTGTGCCTGGTTCATACTTCTTTACTCTTAGTTGTTCAAAGACAACCTTAGTTGGCATCCATTCTGTATATTCTGGCAGTTCCTTTCTATATTCCTTTACTACTTCTACTATCTTATAACAACATAACTGTACAAATTTACCAAACTTATGTTCTTCATTCAGATTGACCTGAGTAAAATTAGGCAAGTGAAAATTCTCCACCCGTTCTTTATTGGGAGAAGCTTCATATACACCTATGAGGGATTTACATACATCTTCACTTAAATGATCATAAGTTTTAATAAACTTATCCATAACTAAAGGTTGTTCTGGCGGTTTCTTCCAACCTTGCCATAACCTCGTCTGTAAAATATTCCTCAGGCGCAGCCATAATCTGTTTGCCGTAGACTTTCTTTCCGTTAATTTCGTAACGTCCTGCTTTGTTTTCCCAGAGTCCGCCAAGTTCTCCCAGTTCTAAGAGTCCGTAGTATCTATCTAGTCCACGTTCATCATAGTAAAGACGAATGTTTACTTGTTGATTTTCTTTAGAGAGTCTTGACTTAACTGTCTTAGCTTTAATAATGTTTCCAACAACCTCTTTCTCACTCTTTTCCTTTTTTTTGCTGAGATAAATGATTGTAGACGCGGCATATTTGAGGCCACTGCCGCCTCCCATTTCTTTAGTAGGGACGTAACTGCCGATAACATCGTAGGTGTGATTTGTAACTATAAGGGGAATCTTTGCTTGACCAAGTTTGAGTGTAAGCATTCTAAATGCTCCTTTGACCAGTTGGGATTTGGTCATATCCCGAACCTGTTTATCATTCAACGCATCATTTATTTCTTTCTCTGTCGAAAGCATACCAAGAGAATCTAACACAAACATACAAGGTTTGCGTTCTGCTTCATCCTTCTTTAAGTATATATCTACGGCCTTAAGTGCCTTAGTTCGGAACTCTTCGATTGTTACTACATTTATTACAACTAACCGTGAAGTATCGACTCCCCGATCCTCCAATAATCCCTTACTAACTGCGGCTTCAGTATCGAAATAGAGGCAATAGCCATCAGGATTAGTATCGAGGAAGTTTTTAACCACAGCGAGCGAGAAAAAAGTCTTCCCAGTACTAGACTCACCAGCGATGGCAGTAATGCGACTCCGAGACGCACCACCAAATAAAGAACCTGAAAGAAGCCCATTAAAAATGTAGCTACCCGTATCAACAAATTCTTCTCGTTCGTCGATGTCTCTTGCGAGGGTGGTGTATTCGTCTCCAATTTCCTTTACGATCTCTTTTAAAAAGTCCATAATAATTTAGTCCTGTTGTAATTCTACCATACTCCATATCAAATTACCAGCTATTGATATTCTGGATTCATCTGTATTATAGAATGGATGTACTTGATGATGTAATGATGATGGAAAAACCATCATAGTGCCTTCCATTTCTGGATCCATATCAATAGGAAGTTCAGTAACACCTCCTAAAATATTAGTATATGTAAACTGAAAATCAGATGCAGCAGAAGAATGGAAAGGCAAATTGTGTTGTTCCTCAGCTCTTGTAGGAATCTTCATCCATATAACAAATGAAGTTATACCTGCATGTGCATGTGATGGATTGAACTCTGTCTGGTATTGATAATTCACCCACCAGTTCATAGTTAACTTTGGTTCATACTTATCCTTAAGTTCAATTGCAATTGGTGGAGCAAAATGTTTTGGATCCTCTCTAATAATCCTACCAGTAAGAGGTCCACTAACATTGTTTAGGAAATAATCATCCCTATCAGTTAATCCCAAACTACCCGATATATTACCAGCAAGTCGATGACTGTAATCATTACTGTTATCTACATTATCTTTTTCGGCCTGTCGTATACAAGACCAAAGATAATCCATCATCTCGTCATCTAATTTAGTTCTATATAAGGGAATATTTGGAAGTTGCCAGTCTATCCACTTTATATCCATTAGATGCCCACGATCTTACGTTGTCTTTCAAAGTAATTATGCAGCAACCATGAACTACTGTTCATTTTATCTGTACCACCAATACCAAATTCAAATTCTACTCGTGGATCATCCTTGAACCTTTCTAGTTCTGGTATGTTACCACTGGTTCTATCTCCTCCATTTGCAAATACTACAGTATCAGCAATCTCTAAACATCTTTCGATGGCAAGACATGCAGAACCATCCTGTTCAGGAGTATCCTCTACAGTGATAACAGCATCAACAATGTCAAGATGCCTAATGATCTCTGCTCTCTCAATCCAAGGTAAGAAGTACTGACCTTTCTTACGAGTCAACCATTCCTCTGTATTGATACCAACCACTAAGTAATTGGTTAGATCTCTTGCCTTCTGAAATAAAGCAATGTGTCCACTGTGTAATGGATCGAACCCACCAGTTACTAAAGTAACTATCCTTCTTTTTTTAGTCATCAAAATCCCCTTTCCTCGCTGAGTACACCTTCACAGTATTATACCGTGTTTCCATATCTTTTGCAAACCATTGTGCGAGATCTCTGGTTTCAAAGACTTTCATATTCTTTTCAGAATACACTCCAGTCTGACTCCACATAACAATATACTTAGTCATGCAAAGAAAGAATCTAATGTATTCTTACGTTCGGTTTCCCAACCAATACAGTCTAAGATAACTTTAATAGGCTCCATAAATGATTTGTTAAATTGTAATTCATAATCGACATATTTGTTTAGATCCAACTCTGTCGGAAAATCCTGAATGAAAGATATAACATTCTCATGCATCCAGTTAGGAGTCTTTAAGTAGCAAAACTTAATCTTCTCTCCATTCTGAATGGCAGCATATTTATTATCCAAATCCTTCTTCTTAACATAATGGTTATATAAAATTGCACCTCTCACATGAATAGGACAACCCTTCTCATACATGTTAGATGAAGACTTCCACTTCTCAACATTAGAAAGACTACGAGGGAAAGCAACTTCCTCTGGTGGCAATGATTTAAACTCCTCCCTACACTGTTCGATATAATCTATAACCTCATCTTCTGTACCTGTCATCAATAGACCAAAGGCATCCTTCAAGAACTTACGACATGGTGCAGGGGTTGAAGTCTTGATTGCTTCAATACCCATAATCTTAAGTTTAGCTTTCTCATAACGGACACCTTCACTATCCCATACGTTTAAAATATATCTTTTCTTGGCAGTCCATATACCTCTATC